AAAGCATTGAGACGTTGATATTATTATTGACTGCCACATTGTGAGCAGTTGACGTAGTTAGCGTTACTCCCTTGGTTCCCGCCGTCATTGATAGAGAGGAAATTGCTGTTGGTGAAAGTGCGGTGAACGTGCCGCGCAGACCTGGGAATGTAACAAAAGCCGAGCCAGATGCCACTGTTGTGCTTTCTGGCAGGTTGGCAAAGGTGCGGGTGAAACTTATCATGCCGCCACCAATCGGTGCGTGTCCAGTGTCTCCAACGAAAAAGGCATTGCCATCTGCTGGGAATGGTAGCACAAGCACACCAGCGGCTGCCGCGCTGCTCATGGTTGCATCAAGCGCAACCTGTGAGGCATTGTAGTCAGTCGCCTGCTGTGTGCAGACCATGTTGTAAACTTTGCTTGTGGCGTCTCCGTCCTCAATGAATGGATAGCTGATGTATGTGCCGTCAACAGCCCTGACGAACGCCATTGTTGGTTGTATGTATGGAATAGCCATGAATTATATTAGCATTTTAATGCTGCTTTGATGTCTCCTAATAATGCGATTTGTTTATCTAGTTTTCCTCCAAGCTCGTCAGCAATGACTTGCTCTGGCTTCTTTGGCTCTTTAGGGCCTCCGCCACCGCCTGGGAGGGGCTTGCCATTAGGACCGAGAGGTTCTCCATTAGGGCCAACCATCTTGCCGTCTGGGCCGATGTGGTTGCCGTTGCCTTCAACTGGTTTGCCGTCTGGGCCGAGCGGTGGTGCGCCGACTTTTGGTTGTGCTCGATCAGCTCTTCTTCTCTCAATGTCTGCCTCTAGTTTTTTGCGTGCCGCAGGATCTCTCTCTCTGTTGATTTCTCTGTTCTCAGCCCTTCTAATTCTCTCCTCTTTAGCTGCTGCCGCACGTTCGCGCACTGTGCCTGTCTTGCGTTTTTCTGTTGATACGTTGCGAATACCTCCACCCCTTTCGCGTTCTTCTTGGAGTTCTGCTTGTTCTCTATCCCTTTGTTTTTTAGCTCTTTCGCCTTGTATGCGGTCAAATTCTCTTTGCTCTCTGCGTGTGACAAATCCGCTCTGGTTTAAATCTGGGCCGAATCTTATGGCTGCAAGCTGCTTGGCAGCAATTACAGCATCATCATAGCTCTTGCCTGTTGATGTCATCACCTCGTCAATGCTTTTCAGCATGTCTAGGCGTTTCTGTTCTTCGTGAATAAGAGCGTCGTTGCCCTCAATGTGTGCGTCCATTAGAGCCTCCTCTGCACGCTCCATTTCTTTCTGGTTAAAGAGTATTTTTTCAGCGATCTCCAAGGCTTCTTCTCTGCTTTTAACACCCCTCTTTCTTAGGTCTGCCACCAGTGTTTCAAGTTCAATCTGGTCTTGTATTGCACCTTGCTCTTGTCTGTCGCCGTTAGCCTTCGCCATCTGCAGGTCAAGCTCAAGCTCTTTGATGCTCTTGTATCTTCCTTCTATGTTGGAGACGTTGGTGGCTGTCTGCTTGGTCGCCTCTGCTGTGCCTTGTGCACCCTTTAATATTTCGCCTTGTTCGTTTGCCATTCCCTGCCAGAAGCCCACCGCCTTGTCTGCCTCAAAGTTTACATTGTTCATGCCCTCCAATGCTTTTTCAAAGCTTTCTGCAAACCCCTTCTTTGGTGCGTTACTTAATTCGGTGAGTTGCTGTTCTACTTCGGAAACATCCATCTTGGGTAACTCAATGCCTGGGATGTTGTTGAGCATGTCAACCAGGTCGTTGATTGCTGGAGCAACTGCCTGCTTGATAACAAGCCCAAGCATCTGAAAGCCTGTTTTCAATCTCGGCCATAATGTTTCAACCGATGCAATCAAAGCGGCTGCCAGCGTTCTTGATGCGCCAAGAAACGCATTGCCAAGCCAGACGCCAACCTTTGCCATCATTGCCATGAACTGAGCGCCAAGCTGCTTGATGGCTGCGTGGTTGTTTTCTCCGCTTAGTATCTGGCCAACTTTGATGACTGCCTTTTTCTTGAACCTGTCAAACTGTAGGCTCATATCATTCAACGCCTTCGATGTGGCGTCGCTCATGATCATTCCATTTTCTTGTGCATCTTTTCCAAGCTGCTTTAATAACTTACTGTTGTCGGCATACAGTGGCGAGAGAACCTTCATGTCTGATGCGGTTCTTTCGAGATACTCATCAAACTGTTTACCTTGAATGCCAGCTTGTTGAAGTGACTTCACATATAGACCGATTGCCTCTGGCCCAGATAATTCCTGGAACTGCTCTGCTGTAACTCCAAGCTGTGGGGCGATCTCCTCAAAGAACTGCTTCAACTCACCACTTCCCTCATTAAGAAACTGACCAACTCTTTCATCAAAGTCCTTGAACATGTCAGCAAGTTTCTCTTGTGAGATGCCAACTGTCTCGGCTGCATAAGCCATCTTCTGAAACTCTGCCGGCGTGCTGTTTGCCACCCGTGAAAGGTTCTCGATCTCTCTACCCAAGCTCAACGCTTCCCTTGATGCCAAGCCAAAACCAGCAACCATTGCAGCGATTCCAGCCTTGGCTACCCTGTTGAGTGCCTCAGTGCCTTTCTGCGAAAAGCCCCGAATCTTAGCACCCATTGTATTCAATGCGCTTGTTGCCCCCTTGGTGGCAAGGGACATGGTCATTTTGATTTCGCTCTTAGCCATTGTTTAAACTGTTTAAGTATTTTGATTTGATATCTCTGAGAGAATCTGGTTCTAATAATTTGTAGCCAGGTATTGTGGACATTCTGATAGTGCGCTGCAGTGAGAATGCTCGGCGCAGTGTCATTGCCAGCACGTCCTCTGGGTGTATGCTGTATCTGCTTGCCAGCTCGTCAATCATAGAAGCCTCGCCAGATATGACTGGCAGCGAGTTGACTTTCTTGTTGGTTGCTGTGCTCTGATCTATTGGGAACTCATCTAGCGACTCTTTGAGGTGTTCACAAACTACAGCAACCATTTCCATTCCTGCTGCTGTGTTTTTAATACTTTTAAAGACGCGCCTATACAGCCAGAAAACGCGCCAGTCTTTTAGCCAGCCGGAGGCTTTGTATCTTACACTATTGCGCCAGATGTAATCAACTATTGCCTCCACTGTTGGCTCGTCGCCATAGATCATAGGAGATTTCAGCGCAAGGAGATCAAACCATACTTGCACAGTCATCGGTTTCAGCTTCTCGCCCGCAACGATGTAATCCTTGGAAAAGGTTGACCAGTCAAGAATGCGGTTGAGCTCTAGCTTCTCGCGCTCTTCTTTATACTGTTGTGCTATGTCCATCTTAATAAAAAGGCCTTGCCCGCTTTCTACGAGCAAGGCCGAAACCAAACGTGTTTTTATAAAAAGTTACTTATCTGCTTTTGGCTTTGAAAGTTTCTTTGCAATGCCGCGTTTGACAAGGTCAATAGCTACGCCATCGCTTATGTCAACGATGGTATCAGCTTTTTCAACCTTGCCACGTATTGAGTGATCTTTGACGAGCTTAACCTTCATCTAATTATGCTTGATAAGTCTTGAGGATTACGCCGACGCTGAATGTGTCAAAGTCATCCTTAGAGCGGTTGACGTTGACACTGTGGACTACGAGAGTAGAAGCTGTGCCGCTGCGGTCAAAGTCGTATGTGAATTCTTCGCCTGCTGCTGGCAGAACTGTGGTAGTTGCTGCACGCTGGAGAACCATTGTGCCTTCGATTTGGCTTGAGCCTTCACGAATCATAAAATCGGCGCGGTCGCCGTTCTCGTCTGTGCGGCTGATGATGCGGTGATCTGTCGCGCTAAGGTCAACCGAGTCAACCACATAAGTGATTAAGTTGATGGTGACGACTTCTAAGCCTTGCGGCTGGTCTGCTTGTGAGTTGTATGGAATTGCCATGAGTGTATTTTTTTAGGTTTGGTTTGTGCTGATTATTTAAGCAACAGGCCACGCTGTTGTCAAGATGGAAAAGTCGCCGGTGAACGTCAGCACCGTTTCATCGTTGCTGCTATCGTATGCGGTGTAAGTGGTTTCGCTAGGAATTAGCCTGTTGATCCAGTAGAGGTCAATCTGATCGTTGAGGCTGGCAACTTGTGCCGCTCTGGAGATACTGAGAAGGTTGCGAACCTTTGCCACAAGCTCGCGGTGATAACGTGAGAACGCTGCACCTGGCACTGCATTCTCGACGCGGTCTGTGTGCACAGTGATGTCCACGCTGTAATCATAGTGATCATATTCAAGGCTGGCGTCTGGCTTCTCGCTCATGTGCTCATCCTCTGATATGCCCTCAATAGTGAACTGCACTCCGATGAAATCATCGCCTAGCCGCTGGGGGTCGTTGGCGGTTGCAAGCTCGATGCCATTAGCCAGCAGGAAGTCATAGAACGATTGTTCCATGTTACCCTCAAAATTAAAAACTTCCTCGTCTGTGGCGGCTGGCATTGTCTTTATTTATACTAAATATTGCTAA